ATGGATAAATATTTAAGCATAATAACAAACTTTGGGTGCCATGGAAGGTGCCCGTATTGCATAGTACGAGAGAATGGAATCAAAGTTCCTAAATCCACGATAGGCGGCCTGGATAAACTAGAAGATGCAATTAAAATGACCGGAGCGAATATTGTGTCTATCTCCGGCGGCGGAGATCCGCTCTATCGGTACAGTGACAATCCGCTTGTACCGATGTATCTCGGTATGGTTATGGGTATCTGCATTAAAGCCGGTATTCCAATGGAAATGCACACGAGCTATACAGAGTCGGAGTTCCCGTACCATTTCTGCAAAAGAGTTGTGTATCATCTGCAATCCGTTGAAGATTTGGAGAATGTAGTGAGACGCGGAGCGGAAATAGTTAGGGTCGTGTTTGTAGCAACAGAGAAACTTTCAAGAGAAGAGATTAACAGAATTTCGGATTTTGTTCGTTGCTCAGATCAGATAGATGAACTCAGCTTCCGACAAATGGTAAACGATAGATACGAGACAGAATATTACAACGACGATTTTTTGAAAGCAGGGCACAACAAGGGACTGTGGCACTATATCAGACAGAAAGACTACAATATCTACTATGCAGAGAATAGGATTTATACGAAGTTTTCGGAGATTGAAGCCGACATCCAAGAGGAGAGGTGAAAAGGTATGCTGATATTGCCGATCAAGAAGAAGTGGTTTGATATGATCGCTTCCGGAGAAAAGAAAGAAGAGTACAGAGAAATCAAGCCGTACTACGACAGCAGATTTATGAACGCTTTCGGCTTTATCCTGGTTGGAGGGCAGATGATATATGGAGATGCGGCACCGGAAGAAATCCGGAAGCCATGGCCGGTGCCGATAGTATTTAGAAATGGTTATTCCAAAGAATCTCCGGAAATCATCTGTAAATGCACATTGCATTTTGGAAAAGGCAAGCCGGAATGGGGAGCTGAGCCAGGAAAGTTATACTACGTGTTAAAAATACAGGAAATTGAGAAAGGAGTAGGACAATGAATAAAGTAATTTTGATGGGGCGTCTCGCACGCGATCCGGAAGTCAGATATACACAGGGAGAGCAGGCTATGGCAGTAGCGAGATACACCCTGGCGGTTGACAGAAGAGGGAAAAACCAGGAAAACTCAGCAGATTTCATCCAGTGCGTTGCGTTCGGCAAGGCGGGAGAGTTTGCTGAGAGATACCTGCATAAAGGAACAAAGATTGTGCTGACCGGCAGAATACAGACCGGAAGCTACACGAATAAAGAAGGCCAGCGTATATATACGACAGACGTTGTGGCAGAGGACCAGGAATTTGCCGAGAGCAAAAACGCCGAGAGCGGCGGTACATATAGCAACCAGCCTGCACCGGCACCACAGTCGGGGAACGATGGATTTATGCCTGCAGGAGACGACAGCGAGCTACCGTTTGTATAGGAGGGCGAAGGATGAAACAGTACACATTGAACAGAAAAACATACAAGGATGTTAAGAGAATGGATCATCAGCAGATGGATGCATTCTGCAAGAATTTATACAAGGCAGGCCATGCGGACGGTATGAAAGATGCGGAAGGTTTGACCGAGAATGAAGTGAGAGAAGTTATCCTGGGCGTGAAGGGCATCGGGCCAAAGAAGGCAGAGGATATTGTGAATGCTCTGACTGCAGCACAGAGAGAAAGGAGTTAGTTGACAAATGGATAAGAGTAAAGTATATTTAGAAGTGCCGGAGTTCACTGGCGAAAATGTACCGGTGGCAGTAGCGGCAAGAGTAATGAAAAAGGATCAGCAGTTTATACGCCAGGGCATTATCCTTGGATTTCTGAAATTCGGAGTTGCTTTCAAGAAGGAAGGGAGCAGCCAGTACGATTACTACATTTCCCCGATGAAGTTTTGGGAAGAGACAGGTTTTGTGTATGCCGGAGAGGAATGCTAAATAAGCCGTGAGAAGTGCTGAATAGGTATAAAAATTGATGAATAGGAAACATACAGGCAACAAAAACGCCAGCGGATGCGATAAATACGTGCATTACTGTTTCTGTTGAGGAAGCTGCAAAGGCTGGTAAGTTCTAAAAAAGCTAGGAAATAAGCCAAATAAAGAAACGTGAAAATACCTGAAAAAGTGATTGTAACTAACAAACAACTAACAGGTAACTAACACTCGTAACTAACAAAAAACGGGGCAGCAATTATAATGATTGTTGCCCCATATTTTTTATTCTATCTTTTCAATTTCAGTGTGAAGTTGCTCCATGGTCCTGTGGGTGTATACTTTCTCAGTCACATCCTCGATAGAATGACCAACTATCAGCTTTATGATGTATTCATCCATGCCAGCATCTTTTGCCAATGTAATAAATGTATGTCTTGTATCGTGAGGACGGTGGGAGAGTTTTAATTTTCCCATGACCTTATTCCAACGGCTTCTGTATTTGTCGTATGTCATGTGCATACCAGACTGACTATCCGGATCATTGAATAAATAATCGGATTCCAATTCTTTAGCCTGATCTACTCGTTTTATGATCAAATCTCTTATTTTTGGATGAATAGGAACGCACCTGTTGCGCCCTGCATCAGTCTTAAGACCGCCGAACATGGTATTATTTTCCAGATCAATATCAGCTATTTTCAAGATAGACAATTCTTGTGGTCGCCATCCGCTGTATATACCAATTAGAATCATATCAACAACACCATAGTTTATGTTCTTCCAGAGTAGATCTATTTCCTCCGGTGTAAATGGAACACGAATGATCTGAGACTTTCCATGCTTGATGGAATCACACATCTGGGCATAGTTCTTATCAACAATCTCCAGCTTCATAGCATATTTATAGAGCATGTTGTAGAGAGATTTCATTCTTTGCTTCGTACTCTGACCAACATCTGCATTCCGGATCGTTCCCTCCATGTGATTAGGACGAATATCTCTCATTCGCATGTCCCAGAGTGGCTTTGAGTGATTGTAAGCAGATACCCATGTTCTTGCGGCAGATGGTACTATTTCCTGAAAATGTATATCTGACCATTTATCATAGAGTTCAGAGAATGTAATATTTACGGTATCAATATCATAGGGATTCTGATTATAATTGGTCAGAGCAGTAAGAGCTTCTGCCCGGGTACTGTAATAGCCGATGGTAGCATATAACTGCTTAGCCTTTCCTGATTCTTCGTCAATAGCCCATCCTTTCGTTTTACGAGCAATCCATGGCTTCCTGCGTTTTCCAGACAGCTTATACACAGATCCGAATCCGTTTGCATTTCTCATATCAATCATCCTTTCTTATCTTAAAAATAGGCATAAAAAATAAGCCTATCAAAATGAGAAGGCTTGTGATATAATGTAGCTTGCTTAGAGCGTTATTCATAAGCCTTCGGTTTGTGGGTAACTTCCCTCAGATGTTGGTAGCATCTGGGGGATTTTTATATACTTTTTTCTTTGAAAATAGAACATTGAATATTCTAATAGTTGTTAACAGTGATAATATATGTGTTCCCTGACTTTATTCTGTTTATCTTTTTTTCTTTTTCCCATTGATAAAGTATGTCAGCAATATTATTTTTTATCTCTGGTCCAAAATGAGAATATATATCTTTTTGCAGGATGCCATTATTACTATTAATAAAAACGTACAGGTTTTCTTCTAAATTTTGCAGTAAATGTTGTTTTTTTTCATATTCTTTTTGTAACTCAAGTAAATTTTCTGATAAGTCATTATAAGTACTTTCAAGCTTAGCTGTGAGAGTATCTGTAAGCAAACAGTTATTGCACCAATATGCAAAACATTCACCTAGAGAATTACATCGTGTTTGAATATCGTTAATATATGATAATAAAGATTTTAATGCAGAATATTTATTTTTTGGAGACTTATTTATACTGTCGTTCCATTCATTTAAAAAATATTTATATTCTGATTGGGTTTTATCAATGAATTCTTTATTTGCGGATATCCAACCCCAAGGGAGTTCACCATCTATGAGGTGGTTTAATGGTTCTCCAAATGAATTCAGTTTTTCATTTTTATTTGTATCTCTTTTGGTGTTGTTTTTCTTTTTAAACATATTTGGTATTATCATATGTATCTTTATTCCCCCTTTTTACAAAATTCATGCGCATAAGCCTCAATTGTATCTACAGAGCTAGTGTGTTTATCGAAGTCTGCTCTGATGATATGGTTGAGTGCATGGATATAAGCATCGTTAAGCTGCTCCTGTGTGAATCGTGTATTAAGAAAGATAGTATATGAACCATCTTCATTGCAGGTAACAGTTTCTTTAACTTTTGTAGTCTTCAGATCCATCATCTGTACATTTATATCATACAATTAACTCATCCCCCTTGTAACATAGTCGTAGATACAATAACAAATACCGTGGGATGTTTTTTGTACATTATTATCGTTTCTCTTTATTCTTGAGAGCCATGAGCATTGTGTGAACTGTCTCCAAGTCCTCTGGCTCTGCGTCCCTTGCGGCATCGAAGAGAAGAGAGAGTTGCTTGTTTTCAAAGATCTCCTGTGCCTTTTTAGCTGTTTCATCGTCGAAGTAATATGCAGGTTTTGGTTGATCTTCCATATCAAATCCCATTAACCACATTGCATTTACTTGTAGAACCTGAGCAAGTTTTGGAGCTGATATATTAGATGGCTTATGGCTACCATTTACATATTGACTTATTGATGCTTTACTTACACCACTTTTGTCTGCAAGTTCCTGCGCATTTATATTTATGTTATTCATTGCTTGTTTTAATCGATTAGCAGTTACTGGCCATTTCATATATTGTATCCTCCTTTTATTAGTATAATAGGATTATACAACATCGTTTAACTAAAATCAAACAAAAAGTTAAAAAACTTTAAACTTTAGGCTTGACTTTTTAGTTAAACGGAGTTAAACTTACACTAAAGTTAAATGAAGTTTAACAAATATACGAGATGGGAGGTGCGAATATGCCATATCAGTATGATAAGCTGAGAGGAAGAATAGTAGAACGCTATGGAACACAGGGTAATTTTGCAAATGCATTAGGTTTATCAAGTAATTCTGTATCAAAAAAGTTAAATTGTAAAACTGGATTCACTCAGGAAGAGATGAATAAGTGGGCTGAATTACTCGATATTAACTTAAATGAGTATCCTGATTATTTTTTTGCCTAAAAAGTTAAACGGTGTTTAACAAATAAGGATAGAAAGAATGGATAGAAAGGAGAGGCATGAGCAAGCTAGGTGATGCGATAAAAGAAAGTTATGACAGAAAACGGCTGTATGAAGTCTGGGGTGGGATAAAGCAAAGGTGCTATAACCCAAACAACAAGGACTATCAATATTATGGCAAACGAGGAATCCGGATGTGTAAAGAATGGAAAGATGATTTTGATTCATTCTTTGAGTATGTGTCTAAGCTTTCAAATTTTGGAAAAGATGGATACACGATAGACCGCAAGGATAATAACGGAGACTATGGGCCTGGAAATATTCGATGGGCTAGCGTTGAACAGCAGAACAATAACAGGCGGATTTAAAGAAAGGAGAGGCATGATAAAGAAGATATACACAGAGCTTTTGCAGATAAAAAAAGAGCTCCAGACAATCAGAAAGCTGCTGGAGCCCCATATGTTTGGCAAATTGACAGACAACATAGAAATTTCTTCTAAGGTATTTGCTCAAACTGTTCGGAAAGCCATTCATGATAACGACGAAGAAGTCTAGTGCTCATAAAAAAACTAGCAGTTACTAATTGGGTAGAGAAATTAGATTCAGGATTCTCATTGGCTGTCATTACGGCATCTTGGGAAATTTCATCTAGTTCATCGTCTGAGATAGAATTCATGAATTCATCAAACGTCTTAAGTTTCATAGGTTTTACCTCCTTGCATTACTCGGCTCTGGCAGGAGCCTGTAATAGGAGTATATCACACAATAAGCTGAAAGGAGATCAAGCGATGCTCAAAAAGATTAAAAAGAAACTCAAGGAGCCGTACTTCATGGGAGATCTTTGGTGCGATTATATCAGACCTGCAGTGATGGGATTGATAGGAGCAGCCATAGGCATAGCTACAGTAATCGTAATAAGACTGTTGTGATGACGGCACTTGCGACACCAACCAGTATAGGGACAATTATTTGCGTAAGCAGATATTTGGTATCAAACCACTGATTCTGTTCAACCACATATATACCATTTTTGGTAAGGGATATTGCAGATTCGGCGGCAAGCTTTTCCGATGGGATTCCTTGATAATCAAAGATTACAGGAACGTAGGACAAGAGTTCACCTTTGATAAGATTGTCTACTTCGTGCTTGCTGAATTTACCAGAAAGAGACATATAGGTGACAGGTCGGAAATGACGATGGTGGACATAATTCAATATTTTGATATCTGATTTTGTGACAGGCATAAGAAACCCTCCTTTGGTTTTTTATTATTGTAACACAAAATGGTGAGAAAGGAGAGACATGCATCATTACATAACAAAATACACGGAGAATGGGAGCAGATACGTTGAATCATGGTTACAGATCAATCTGCCATTTGGTAGATGTATTTGTTTCAGCAGAAGAAGGGTAAAAATAGAATCATGTTAAGCACGATCATTGGCATAGCCATTGGAACATTTGTCGGAAGGTTGATTTTCGACATTTGGAAATCAAGAAAAGAAAGGAGAAATCGACATGGTAAAGAAGATAACACCGAATCAGGCGGCTGAAGTGATGGGATGCTCACCTCAGTTTATCCGGATTGGAATGCAGAGAAACTTATTGGACATAGGTGATGCGATCAAAATGTCAAGCATCTGGACTTACAACATTTCTCCCGGGAAGCTTGCAGCGAGACAGGGCATCACAATAGAGCAGTTAAATGATCTCATACAGGCTATGGGATGAAAGGAAAGGGGTGAGTTGGTAGTGAAAAAGAAGATATGTAAATGTGCTGTTGGGATCATGTTCTTTATTGGCTTCATGCTTATATATGGAGCGGCAAGCTCGGTGGCATTTGCGGAAGAAATGATGATCATGGAACCATGGTATGCGCACCTTGGACAGGCATTTGTCGGAGTGCTGCTGACACTCCCTTATCTGGTAGGCAGGAGAAAAGCATGGTTGAGATGAAAGTGTTATCAAGCCATGAAGAATGGCTCAAGGCAAGAACAAAGATAGGTGGTTCGGATGCTTCGGCTATTGTGGGAATGAACCCATATAAAAGCAATGTGGAGCTTTGGAAAGAAAAAGCATATGGAATTGAACCTGTCGATATATCGGATAGGCCATATGTGAAATATGGAACAGAAGCCGAGCCGCTTCTCCGGGAATTGTTCAAACTGGACTATCCGGAATACCAGACGTGTTATGAAGAAAATAATATTTGGTTCAATGACAAGTATCCGTGGGCACATGCATCTCTTGATGGATGGCTCATAGATCAGGATGGTCGTAAAGGCATATGGGAATGTAAGACGACGAATATCTTACAGTCCATGCAGAAAGAGAAGTGGGATCACAGGATACCGGATAACTATTACATACAGGTGCTGCATTACCTGATGGTTACAGAGTTTGACTTCGTAATACTTAAGGCACAGCTTAAATCTGTATATGGAGAGAATGTGTACTTACAGACAAGACATTATCCGATAGAACGGTCGGAGGTTGAAGAAGATATCAAGTATCTGATCGAGGAAGAATCAAAGTTCTGGGAGCATGTACAGATGAAAAAAGCACCGGCACTGAAATTACCGGAAATATAGTAAAGGGGTGAGAGAAAAATGTATTACAGAATTTGCAGTAACTGCGGAGCAAATCTTGATCCGGGAGAGCGATGCGACTGTGAAGAGGAGAGACAGAAACAGACAGACCGGATCATGAGCATGATGAAAATAAACAAAGATGGTCAGTATGAACTGGCTATGGTGGGAGGATGTACATGGAATTAAGAGTTAATGATGTAGCGATACCGGAAAAGATCAGCTTCAATTATGAGGAACTGAAAGCAGAGTTGACTGAGAAAGTGGCATTTTATGAGACTCTTGTATATACGGATGATCAGGTTAAGGATGCCAAGGCAGACAGAGCAACACTTAACAAGCTGAAAAAGACATTGAATGATGAACGTATACGGAGAGAAAAAGAGTATATGCAGCCATTCAATGAATTTAAAGCACATGTTAATGAGATCATTGGAATTATAGACAAACCTATAGCTGTGATCGACAAGCGGGTGAAAGAATTTGAAGATCAGAAGAAAGCGAATAAGCAGAAGGACATAGAGGAGTTATTTGCTAGCATTGGCTTTCAGAGTTTCGTTACACTTGATAAGATACAGGATCCTAAGTGGTTAAATGCATCGGTGTCGATGAAGAGCATCGAGGAGCAGATGAGAGCAAGAATGTATCAGATCGGCGATGATGTGTTTACACTCAGCCAGCTTCCAGAGTTTGGCTTTGAGGCGACAGAGGTATACAAGCAGACACTTGATATAAATAAAGCCATCAAAGAGGCACAGAGAATGGCAGAGATCGCAAAGGCAAAGGCTGAAGCCGAGGCTAAAAAGAAAGCTGCAGAAGAATCACGAAAGGCAGAGGAAGAACGCAAGGCAAAGGAGATCAAAGAAGAACAGACAGTACCGCATGAGCAGGCTGTGACACCGCAAGAACCGGTGCAGAGTGCTGACAGCACACAGGAGAGAATGGTAGTCAGATTTGAGGTATTGCTCACAACGGAAGATGCTTATGCATTGAAAGAGTTCTTTAAGAGTAGAAGCATAGAATTTAAAGCTATTTAGGAGGAAAAAGCATGATAGAGGTAAAAGGAAATCATTTGAGAATGGAAGGCTCAGAGGATGAAGTAGAATCACAGGTAGCTGCTGTTTTGGCAGGATACACACGATTCTTACATAAAAACTATCCACCGTGTGTTGCAAAAGAGAAATTAGACAATGTTATAAAGCTTGGTTCTTTTACAGATGAGGAACTTGACGAGGAGATTAAGAAAACAAAGGAAAAACTTGATCAGTTGTTACATGAACTTTTTAGCTTTAATGAGGAGGACAAATAATGGCAGTTAATAATAGTTTAGTGAAAAAAAGCAAGGCACAGCAGAATTTGGGAATTACAGCATACCTTACAAAGGATGCTATAAAAAATCAGATTAATCAGGTAGTTGGTGGTAAGAATGGACAGCGTTTTATTTCTGCTATCGTGTCAGCATATAACACCAACCCTACACTTCAGGAGTGCACAAATCAGTCGATTCTTTCAGCAGCACTTCTTGGTGAGAGTTTACAGCTTTCGCCATCTCCACAGCTCGGACATTATTACATGGTCCCATTCAACAATACAAAAGCTGGTGTCAAGGAAGCTCAGTTCCAGATGGGATACAAGGGATATATCCAGCTTGCAATCCGTTCCGGTCAGTATAAGAGACTGAATGTTGTTGCGATCAAAGAAGGTGAGCTGGAATACTTTGACCCGCTCAATGAGGACATCAAAGTCAATTTTATGGTTGATGACTGGGACAAGCGTGAAAAAGCTGAGACAATCGGCTACTATGCAATGTTTGAGCTGGTAAATGGATTCAGAAAAACATTGTATTGGAGCAAGGCACAGATGCTTGCTCATGCGGACAAGTATTCACAGGCTTTCAGCAAGGATGCTGTAAAGATTAATACAAAGTATGGCGAGAAAGAAAAGGTGTCATTTGCTGACTATGAAGCCGGTAATTATGATCCGAGAGATTCATGGATGTATTCATCATTCTGGTACAAGAATTTTGATGGAATGGCATATAAAACAATGCTCCGTCAGTTAATTTCCAAGTGGGGTGTTATGAGTATTGATCTTCAGAGTGCATTTGAGCGTGATATGACCACTATGGATGGAGATGGAAATGTGACCTATGTGGAAAACGATACAGAGGAATATGTTGATTCCACTGCATCAGAACCGGAAGCAAAACCGGAACCGGAACAGGGCAAGGAAGAAGCACCTGTTATTGAACAGTCGCAGACTACACAGCAGAATCCTGCCGCCGCTGCACTGTTTTCATAATACTTGTTCATGGCAGATACACACATCACACAGTATAAGCCATTGTATATAGAGCCCTGCCGCTGATGATCCGGTGGCAGGGAGAAAGGAGCGTTGATTGATGAATCCACAGTGGATAAAGAAAGCATCATTGGACAGAAAGTACAGGAATAAAAAGGTTGAGGTCGATGGGATACTGTTTGACAGTAAGAAAGAAGCAAACCGGTACATGGAGCTTAAGCTGCATGAGAAAGCAGGAGAGATCACAGACCTCAAGAGACAGGTCAGATACGAGCTTATACCGAGACAGAGAGAACAATCGACTGAGATGTACAAGGCTGGACCTCATAAGGGCGAATATAAGCCCGGTAAGGTCATAGAACAGAGCTGCTACTATGTTGCCGATTTTGTCTACAAAGAGGGTGAGAATATAGTCGTGGAAGACACCAAGGGCATGAGAACAAAAGACTATGTGATCAAGCGGAAATTGATGCTCCACCGTTATGGAATACGAATTAAGGAGGTATAGAGGGTATGATGACAGACCTCATTGAAGAGAAGAAAAAAGAGCTGATATCAACACAGGATGTTGTTTATGAAGTCCTTGAAAAAGATATAGCAGCAAGAAGTAGTGATAACCGGTTGTACTATCTCGTATGTAAGCAGATTGGAGAAAAGCATGGATACAATATTGATCATGTTTCTGTGCCAAAGTTCTTCCTGCATCTGTCAGAGTTCGGCTTACCAACAACCGAGACAGTGAGACGCACAAGACAGAAGATACAGGCGGCAAATCCGTGGCTTGCCGGTAACAGATATGTGAGAAATATGCGGCAGAAGAATGAGCAGGCTTTCATGGAGTATGCAAGAAAATGAAAGGAGTACAGTGGCTATGAGTGATAAAAAGAGCTTCGTCTTTTATACCGAATATAGAGAGCATTTAGAAATGCTTCCACCAGAGCAGATCGGTGAGTTGATGTTAGCTCTGATTGATTATCAGGAGACCGGTGAAGTCCCTGATTTGCCAAAGGGTAGTGCTCTCGCTATGTGCTTTTCATTCATTAAGAAACGGATGGATAAAGATAATACCAAGTATGAGGAGAAATGTGAGCGCAACAGATCCAATGGTAAGAAAGGCGGCAGACCAACAAACCAAATGGTTATTTCAGAAACCGAAGAAAACCCAAATAAACCGAATGGTTTTTCAGAAAACCAAATGGTTATTTCAGAAACCAAAAAAAACCCAACCGAACCCAGAAAAGCCGATAATGATAATGAATATGATAATGATATTGATAGTGATAATGATTGTGATAATGAGGAGTATATACATACTCCAGAAAAAATATGTGCTAACGCACATACAAAAAAGGCGGTCAAGTCACCCAAGAAGCCAGAACCGGTCGTGTATAGTGATGTGCCGGAATTGGATGAGGCTATTCATGAGTTCATTAAATTTCGCAAGGACATGAAAAAACCGATGAGTGACAGGGCAGTCACCTTGATGATGAACAAGCTTGAGACATTATCCCATGACAAGTATGAGCAGGTACAGATACTGAATCAATCGATCATGCAGGGATGGACAGGGGTATATGAGCTTAAGGGTGAGAATAAGCAGTATTCCCATTCGCCAAGAGCAAGTAACAACCGGGTAGCGGATCAGTTGGATGAATCATACAAGATGATGGCTGAATGGGCGCAGGAACGAGCAGAAAAGGGAGGCTTCGCAGATGAAGAAAGAGATGGATAATTCAGCAACAAGAAAAATTAAGTTGATCGCAAGACATTATGGCAAGGGTCGTCTGGTCAGACAGTGTATTTCATGCTTTGCATTATTGATCAATGTTTTTACCTGGTGGTGGAACAATGAGACGACTAGGAGAGAGGCAAGAAGCGAAGTGTCAGAAATGAACAACACACTGGCAGAGCAGATTGCATGGGCTCAGATCACAACTGCTGCACTGGCAGAGTTATTCGGCATAGTAGATCAGGTCGATAAGCAGAGAGATGTAGTTTTGACTGAGCTTATCGAGAAAGCCAAACAGGAGATCATTTATGAGCATGAAACAAAATAAACGATGTAACACCTGCAGACACAACCAGACCTGTACACTTTCAGATACAGGCAGAGTATTACATGTCTGTGATCTTGATAATTCGTACATAGACGAGATCCGTCAGATGCATGGCAGGTGTGAAAAGTGGAGAGGAGCAAAGCAAAATGACTGAACAGGAGTTTGCGAAGTTCGCCATGGGGCTGAAAACATATTATCCAAGAGAAAATCTACTGCCGAACAGACCGGCAATGGAGCTTTGGTACAGACAGCTTCAGGATCTGCCGTATGAAGTGGCAGAGACAGCACTCAACAAATGGGTATCAACAAACAAATGGTCCCCAAGTATCGCAGAGATACGTCAGATGTGCTGTGAGGTCAGACAGGGCGAGATTCCGGCGTGGAGTGAGGCGTGGGAGACCGTTTTACATGCGATCAGAATGTATGGATCATACAGACCGCAGGATGCAATGATGACACTTGATGATCTGACTGCCAGAACAGTGACACAGATCGGCGGATTTGTGAATATCTGCAGAAGCGAGAACATCGACATTGACCGGGCAAATTTCAGAATGGTCTATGAGGAGCTTGCAAAGCGGAAGCAGAAGGATGCGCTGATGCCGGCAAAGCTCAGAAGTGCGATACAGAAGATACAGAGCAACAGCATGATGATGTTGGAAGGGAGAGACAGAGATGTATAAATGCATTGACTGTCAGGCAGAGTTCGAAGAGCCGGACATGGAAAGAGAGTGCATGGGTGAATATCATGGACAGCCGGCATATGAGTACCGGGCTATATGCCCCTTATGCGGATCATATGATTTTGAGGAGGTAACGGATGATGGAGATTGACGAAGCTATAAAGCATGAGAGATGGGAAGCAAGACATGCCGGATTGGAGAAAGATGCAGATGATACAGCTATTGAACTGAACAGACAGTATCATACAGAGATCGCAGATATGCTTGAGGAGTTGAAAGAACTCCGGAGCAGATAAAAATAAATCAAAGAAAGGAGCCGAACCTCCGGCCGGGGTAACGATATATCGGGTTCCTTTTAAAAAAATGAATGAAGAAAAAGATGATTTGATCCTTCGTGTATTTGGCGAGGATGGAGAGCTAGACATTGATAAGCCAGATGAGGGGCTTGCTGAGTACAAGCAGCGAAAGAAAGAAGCGAGAGATCGCATGAAGCTTCCACAGAAGTGGCTTAATCTGTTTGGCGGATATGAGAACGAGAATGAAGGGGTTATGTATTACAAACCGAATTTCAAGGTATCAAATGATTGTTGCTATTATTTGAAAGAAAAGCCTTGTGACGACTGGGCAAGAGAACATTCAAGTTATCCGTTCCTGGGAATGATGGCATCTGAAGGTGGGCAGAGAGAAGAAGCTCTCACAGATCATGGATGCAACTACTATGGAAAGACGGTAATGAGATCAGCACCATTTGCACCATACCTCAGAAATGACATTTTAAGACTTGCGCAGGAGATGGATGCCTGGTATCACGATCACACAGATGTGTTTGCAAAGCTTTATTATGAGCAGCCATACAGCAAGGACAAGGATGGAAATGTAATACCGTATGAACCGGTTGATACGATCATACCGGCTATATATGGTCAGATTGTGAATGATAACGGAGAACTTAGGACAACAGGAGCACAGAGAACCGGATGCAGTATGTGTGGTTTTGGAATACACATGGAAGAACGACCACACAGGTTTGACAGGCTCAGAGAACGGAACCCAAAGGAATGGGAGTTTTACATGTACCGGTGTTGCACTGATCCGAAGACTGGTGAGAAGTTCGGTTGGGGAAGAGTGTTAGATTATATAGGTGTCGCATGGGAAGATGAACCAGCGGTACAGATGAATATTTATGATTACCCGGAGGTGCAGCCATGATAAACGGAGAACTTATCGTTGATAACTTCGCCGGCGGTGGCGGAGCATCAACAGGAATTGAGATGGCTACAGGATACAGCGTTGATATAGCAATCAATCATGATCCGGAAGCCATAAGGATGCATAAGGTCAATTATCCAAACACAAAGCACTACTGTGAAAATGTGTGGGCGGTTGATCCAGTGAAAGCATGTGAGGGGCATCCGGTAGCTCTTGCCTGGTTCTCCCCAGACTGTAAGCATTTCAGCAAGGCCAAAGGTGGTAAGCCAAAGGATAAGAATATCAGAGGGCTGGCATGGGTAGCATGCAGATGGGCGGCACTTGTGAGACCGAGAGTGATCATGCTTGAGAATGTCGAAGAGTTCAAGACATGGGGACCACTCAACAGAGGACATCATCCAATAAGGGCAAAGCAAGGTGATACATTCAGACAGTTTGTAAAGCAGCTCAATGAGCTGGGATATGAGGTACAGTTCAGAGAGCTTGTGGCGGCAGACTACGGAGCACCGACTAAAAGAAAAAGGTTCTTTATGATCGCAAGGTGTGATGGTGCACCTATCATGTGGCCAAAGCCTACACATGCACCGGCAGACAGTGAAGAGGTCAAGATGGGACTGCTCAAACCTTATGTTGGAGCATATACACAGCTTGATTTTAGCCTACCATGTCCAAGTATCTTTGATACATCAGAGGAGATCAAGGAGAAGTATGGTATCCGGTCGGTGAGACCACTTGCGCCAAAGACTATGCAGAGGATTGCAAGAGGGCTGAAGAAGTTCGTTCTGGACAATCCAGAGCCATTCATCATTCAATGCAATCATGGCGGCGAAAGAAAGCCGCAGGATATAAGAGATCCGATGCCGACAATCACAGGCAAGCATGGATATGGAGTTGTAGAACCAAGACTTGCCCCAATTATAGATAAAACGTATGGCGGAAATTATCAAGGTGGTGGGAGTAAAGCCGAAGACCCAATTGATACGATAACGGCAGTGGATCATAACCGACTGGTCGCAGCTACTCTTATTCAATACCATTCGGAGACCAATTTAGATGAGGTGCGAGGCCAGAGTATAGAGAATCCAATTATGACAGTGGACAGTTCAAACAGATATGGCCTTGTGACTTCGTTCCTTAGCAAGTTTTACAAGACAGGGGTAGGACAGGATGAGAGAGAGCCACTGCATACAGTGACAACATCAGCCGGGCATTTTGGAGAAGTCCGGGCATTTCTGATCAAATACTATGGTGATGCTACCGGACAGGACATTGAACAACCATTAGACACGGTTACCACAAAGGATAGATTTGGTCTTGTAACGATTGAGGGTGTTGATTACCAGATTGCGGATATCGGACTTCGAATGTTGGAACCACGAGAGTTATATGGATGTCAGGGATTTCCAGAAGATTACATTATTGATCATGATTATACTGGCAAGACATATCCGAGAACGGAGCAGGTAAGAAGATGCGGTAATGCAGTATGCCCGCCGATACCGGCTGCACTTGTGAGAGCAAATCTTCCGGAAATGTGTGTTGCAAGAAGAACAGCAAATATGAGAGTTGCAGAGGAAGCAAATGGACAGTTGATGATGTTTGCGTAGCGTCGAAATTTGAACTTTGAAAATTGAATAGTGATGGTTGGAGTGGTATAATTTTTATATCAAACTATAGGAGAAATATAGATGTTTACAGAACAAGATATTCTAAATGTTATAGAGGTATACGAATCAAGGGGCATTGTAACGAGGGATGACTTTGGTAATTTAGATTCAAGACCGTTATCTGATGAGGTATTGGTTGAGTTACATCGAAGAGGTTACAGAAGTGCTAAGATGACAGAAGCTCATTTACCTCAATTTGTAGATTATTCTAGGGCAATTTATGATCCTGATCAATTTGATCCAGATGAAGCAGACGATTTTTTAATTAAGTATGTGCTTCATGAATATTAAGATTATAATATTGATACCAACCATCATTATTCGATGGTTGGTATTTTTTTGCGCAAAAATAGAAAAGGAGAAAAGAATGAAATTATTTAAAACAGTAGATGATAAATTAGCAAAAATTGGATTTATTAAAGTAAAAGAAGATCAGTATGGAGTAAGGTATAAAAGAAAAGATGATAAGTATGGTTTTGTCCAGACAGTAGCTATCTGTCATAAGGGTTCTGGGAGACACATTCTACAATCTTACGATGCCGAACTGATGGATCAGAAAAATATTGGCAATACTTGCGTTGGTTTGACCGGATATGAGATGAAGCTATTCGTTAAAAAAATGAAACAGATTAGATTATATGGCAAATAAATCATTTGTTTCGAATGGATCTTAGGAGGTAGATGGACGGAATGAACCGGGAGAGCTTCACCAGAATAGATATTGTTGAGATGATCAGGAGAGGAGAGATTCGATGGAAATAGTACCAGTACAGGATAAGAGCTGTGAGACATGCAAATATCAGAGTAGATGTAAAACAGATGAGCCATGTGTACACTGTACCAAGAATGCGACGGACGAATATAAAATAATGACCAACGGAGATTATATCCGGTCGCTCAGTGATGCAGATCTTGCGCAGATTGTAATGTGCCCGAATGAGATAGGGTTTGATGAAGTAGAATGCCACAAGGATGATAAGTTTTGCCAAGAATGTACATTGAACTGGCTTATGGCAGAAAGAGAGGTTGAGGTGGATGGATGAGATGAAAGATAGGTATTTATTCAAGGCGAAGAGAACGGATAATATGGAATGGGTACAAGGGTGTTGTTTTACAAAATATGAAAGATTCTTTATTAAGGACATACAGAAATCTTTTGCGACAACAATTTATAATGAACCAAGTGTTGTAGATTTCAATGTGAGAGCCTATGAGGTGGCTTCGAATACTATCTGCCAATGCACAGGCTTGAAAGACAAGAATGGCAAGTTGATTTGGGAGAATGATATTATGGTTGCACACCTAGACGATGATTACCCGGAAGATGAGACTTATATAAGAATTATGTGGCACGGAAGTGGATTTTGCTCAAAAGAAAATGGAAGCGAGGATATAATACCAATTGACAAATTTGACAGAGAGCATTTTGAGGTGTGTGGCAACATTTTTGACAATCCAGAGTTATTAGAAAGCGAGGTATGATATGACGATAGAAGAAAAGGCGAAAAGAATAGAAGCGTATTGCGAAAGTAGGGGTAACTGTTTAAAATGCCCATTGGAAAACAGCAATGAAAGTACATGTTATGGAAGCTGGGAGAAATACCCAGAAGCGGTTGCGAGAAATTATACAGTGCTTTTCGACGACAAATGCGAGGACAATGTAAACCACCCTGCGCACTATCAAGGAAAAAATGAGTGTATAGATGTAATGCTTGCAATGTTCGGCATGGAAGCGGTAAAGCATTTCTGCATGTGCAATGCATATAAATATCGTTTCCGGGCAGGAATGAAGAACGGAGCGGAAGATATAGAAAAAGCAGAGTGGTATGAGAGTAAGCTGATAGAATTGAGAGATGGAGAAAATGAATGATAAGCAGAGCAATGCAGACAGAATAAGGAATATGTCGGATGAAGAGTTGGCGAGTGTACTATTTAGTGGTTGTATTGATTCTATGAATTTGGAAAAGTGCCCTTGTGTTAGTGAAAGTGAACTCGATAACGATAAAATTAGAAAAATGTGTAAAAAATGCACACTTGAATGGCTTCAATCAGAAGCGGAATAGGAGAAAACATGGCTAAGTCAGATAGAAAATTACATGAGGCAAGAATGGCTGGTGCAATATGGATCATGAAGCTGATCGAGGATAAGGGCATGGAAGAGGCGAAGAAAGAGCTTGCAGCAAGGAGAGCTATGTTCATTCCGTTAGAGATCAATCAAGCACAACTGGAAGAATCAGTTGAGAAGATCAAGATGAATACGATCGATACTGTGCTGATTATGTCTTGCATGGTGTTGAGAGATGAGTTTGGATTTGGGCAGAAAAGGATCAAACAGTTCTTTGACCGATTCAATTTGAAGACAGAGTGTATATGTGATGGAGATGTGATCTGGGATGATTTCATAGATGCACTGAGGGAAGAAACCGGAATAGAGTTTTCCATCAGGGAAAACAAGTAAGTGAGGTGATAAGGTAGTGAATATAGCGAAAGAGTACCTGAAACAGGTAGAAACGCTTGATGCGAAAATACAGCAGAAGAAGATAGAATTAGATAGCCTTAAAGGCAATGCAATAGGCTTAGGGGCATTTGACTATTCAAAGGAAAAGGTACAGACAAGTGCATCTGAATCAATAAGCGGGAAAATAGCGAAGTATGTTGATTTTGAGAGAGAGCTGCAGGAAGATATTATAAGATTTGCGGAACTCAAGCATAGAGTGATCAATCAGATCCACAGTTTGAACAATCCTATCTACATGAAGATTCTGTTTAAGAAGTATATAGAGTACAAGTCATTAAAGGATATAGCATCTGAAATAAAGTATTCATATGACAGGACAAAACATATTCATGGAGTTGCTCTTGAGGCATTTCGGATAAAGATTTTAGAAAAGTTGACACCAAATAGCACCATTTAGCACCGAATAGCACCTAGCAACTGTGATATACTGTAGTGGTAAAATTATATAGTATTGATTCATAAGGGACATGACCGTTCACCATAATCGGTTGTGTCCCTTTTCTCATGCCCAGTGGTTATACAAACCCTCTCCCACCCCTTTAATGTGAATGATAATCTCTTGCCACTGGGCTATTTTGTTTGAGGTGTGATATGAGTGAGATTAAAAGGTTTGAGGTCGTGAGACCTGAATATAGTTTTGAATACATACATCCTGTACTTGGCAGATTGGCATTACCGATAGCCATGATAAAGGTGATGGTTAAGTGCACTAAGATATACAAACTTCAGCCGACTATAAAGTTGGGTGGGGAAGTAAAGAGTGTATGTAAATCGCTGTACAAGATTGTGATCCCGAAGAGAGTGAGAAAGTAACAGAAAGAAGGTGTGACATTATGGCTAAGCTGACAGCTAAACAGCAGAGATTCTGTGATGAATACCTGATTGACCTTAATGCCACACAGGCAGCTATAAGGGCGGGATATTCACCGAAAGGAATGAATAAACGTGTTAGCAGAATGATGGCAAATGAAGGCATTCAAGCCTATATAAAAGAGCGCCAAAAAGAGCTTGAAGAGCGCACAGAGATAACTCAGGATAGCGTATTACATGAGCTTGCACTTATCGCATTTGCAAAGGCATCTGACTATGCAAGAGTAGTTGAAAAGGATGCCATGGTAGAAGTTGATGGGAATATGGTCCCGGTACTTGACGAGGACGGCAATCAGGTGAAATACAGGACAGTAGAGCCTATCCTGACGGATGAACTTACAGAAGATCAGAAGAAAGCTATTGCAGTGATAAAAAAGGGTCGAGATGGCTTTGAAATAAAGCCTTACAGCAAGATACAGGCATTGGAGCTCCTGGGTAAGCATTTGGGTATGTTCACAGAAAAGGTGGAAGTGAAGAATACCACACCAAATGCATTTGAGGGGCTTACAACCGAAGAATTGAAGAAACTTATTGATGATGTTTGATAGACATGACCCTTTATTACAGCAACAGCTAAAGATAGAACTATCAAGGAGAGAGTTCTGGCAGTATTGCAAGCTGACCTCTCCTGATTTCTATAGTAACGACCGAGACTTTCTGCATGATCTTGCAGATAAGCTACAGTGGTTCGTGGAAGATGCAGAACAACAGATAATGGTTGTAAATATGCCACCACGACACGGAAAGTCACGAACGGCTACCAAATTTGTCCAGTGGCTATTCGGTAAATATGGTATAGATAAAAAGGTTATGACAGGCTCATATAATGAGACCCTGTCAGGAACCTTTGCAAAGGCTGTCAGGGATGTGATTGCGGAAAAACCTACAGAGGGTATTCTGACATATGGAGATATCTTCCCTGGTACAAAAATAAAATACGGAGAGGCTGCAGCACAGAAATGGAGCCTTGAGGGTAGCCAACAGGCTAATTATCTTGCCACCTCTCCGACAGGTACCGCAACCGGATTTGGTTGTAATATCATGATAATAGATGATCTTATCAAGAACAGTGAGGAAGCCTACAATGAATCAGTATTGCAGAAGCAGATTGACTGGTTCAACAATACAATGCTGTCCAGAACTGAAAATGATTTCAAGATCATCATAATAATGACAAGATGGTCAACAAAGGATCTAGCCGGTTATGTACTTGCAAATTATGACGATGTAGTACATATCAATTACAAGGCAGTACAAGACGATGGAACAATGCTCTGTGAAGCTATCCTGTCATATAAGGACTACAAGATAAAAACAAAGAACATGAATAAGGATATAGTCCTTGCGAATTATCAGCAGGAGCCAATAGATGTCAAAGGCAGATTATACAGCCATATTAAGACATATACGGATATTCCAAGGGATAGTAAGGGCAATAGCCTGTTCAAATATATATTGAATTATACAGATACAGCGGACACAGGTAGTGATTATCTGTGTTCTATTTGTTATGGCATGTATGAGAGTACATACTACATACTTGATGTTTTATATACAAAGGCACCTATGGAAGTGACTGAACCAGCGACAGCTCAGATGTTGACTAAGAATAATGTCGGTAATGCTTTGATAGAAAGTAACAATGGCGGTCGTGGATTCAGCAGGAATGTAATAAGAGAATTGAAAGTATTAGGGAATACCCACACTAAAATACAGTGGTTCTTTCAATCAAAGAATAAGACATCAAGAATCTTGTCGAATAGTACAGGAGTAATGCAGAATGTAGCCTTTCCGGTGAACTGGGAAGACAGATGGCCAGACTTTGCAAAAGCAATAAGAAAGTATCAGAAAGAGGGTAAGAATGCACACGATGATGCGCCCGATGCTCTGACTGGTGTATATGAGAATGATAAGCCGAAGGGAACATGGCTGGTATAGCGAGGTAAAAAGATGCTAACTATTGATGAAATAAAAGAGCTGATAGACAGTGACAGAACATCTGATAAAAAACAATTCGCCAGAGTTGGTGAACGATATTATGATGGCAATCACGACATAAAGAAGTATAGACTGTTCTATTACAATGCGGACGGCGAACTGGTAGAGGACAAGACTAGAAGCAACGTGAAGATACCACATCCATTCTTCACAGAGCTGGTTGACCAGTGCACCCAGTATATCCTCTCAGGGGATGGCATTGTAAAGTCCAACGACACTGAACTGCAGAAGCACATGGACAAGTATTTTAATAACAATGATGAGTTCATGTCTGAGTTCTCCGACACCATCACAGATATGCAGGTCAAAGGCTTTGCGTATATGTACGCATACAAGAATGCCAAGGATATGATGTCATTTGCCAATGCTGACAGTATCGGAGTTATTGAGGTCAGAGCCAAGGACACGGACGATGGCTGTGCATACACGATATACCACTATACAGACAGGATAGACAAAGTACACAAGACCATCGAGAGAATACAGGTATGGGATGATAAGCAGACATATTATTATGTCCAGGTTAATAATGGGGCGGTGGTGTTAGATGATACTGAACCAATCAACCCAAAGCCTCATGTACTTTACACAAAGAATAATGGAGATAAGGCCACCTACTTTGATGGATTTGGCTATATTCCATTCTTCCGGCTGGATAACAACAAGAAGCAGTTCTCAAGTCTTAAGCCTGTCAAACCACTTATAGATGACTACGACCTGATGGCCTCAAGCCTGTCAAACAACCTCATAGACTTTGACTCCCCACTATATGCTATCAAAGGCTTTCAGGGAGACAACCTGAATGAGCTTCAGACAAACCTCAAAACAAAGAAGATCATAGGTGTAGGTGAGGATGGTGACGTAGATGTCAAGACTGTTGACGTCCCATACCAGGCAAGACAGGCAAAACTGGAGCTTGATGAAAAGAATATATACAGGTTCGGCATGGGGTTGAACACCGCCGGTCTCAAGGATACATCAGCCACTACGAATATAGCTATCAAGGCGGCTTATTCTCTCCTTGACCTTAAGGCAAAAAAGATAGAGAAAGCTCTTAGAAAGTTCTTGAGGAAGATAGTAGAGATAGTTGTTGACGAGATAAATAAGGCTGAGAATAAGGCATACAAGGCTGAGGATGTTCATTTTGAGTTCGCTCACGAGATAATGAGCAACGCTCAGGAAAATGCACAGATAGAGCTTACAGAGGCTCAGGTAAGGCAGACAGAGATCAATACAATACTCGATGTTGCAAGCATGTTTGATGATGAGACGATTATCAAAGCTATCTGTGACTGGCTTGATATTGATTATGACGAGATCAAGGACAAGCTGCCGGCAAAGGAAGAAGACGATACGAAAAAAGCGCAGGATCTGTTGAAAAAGGTAAATGTAGAGACTGGTGGTGAAGAATAAAGATGGAGAATGTAACATATTGCAAAATAGATAGCAATTTGAGAAAGATTACACTTCCGGGAAATGAGAAGATACTCGGAGTATATCATGATAAAAATGTGACAAGAAAGCATTTTAAAATGCCGAGATATTATCAGAATAATGATATGTCTGAGTTTAGCATAAAGGTCAATTATGTGAATGAGGATAATGAGACGGATTGTTATGCTGTCGATGACTTAGCTGTGACCGATGAAGATTATATCACATTCTCATGGCTTGTAGGTGCTACGGCTTGCAGAGTCCCTGGTACGGTTGGTTTCGTGATCTGCTTTACTAAGGTAGATCACGAATCAAATATAACACAGGAATACAATACAGAACTTGCAGTTGGAAAGGTTCTTGACGGTTGCGAACTTGGAAAGGCAATAGACAGTGAACAGGAGAAAGACATCATTGCACAGTTTATGAAATATTTGATTAAGGTCGATCCTACTTTGTCCATATCCGGTGAAGCGGCAGATGCAAAGATTGTTGGTGATCGGTTAAAAAAAATAGAAGAAACGGAAGAAAATCTAAAAAAATCTGTCAGTGATGGAAAGAGTCTCGTTGCATCTGCCATCACTGAAAAAGGTGTTGAGACGGCGACAGATGCGACATTCCAGACGATGCATGACAACATTTTAGATATTAAGACTAGCGGCGGAAGCACTGGCGGTAGTGGTTCTGTGATAACAAAAGTCGGCAATAGCATAAAAACACATACATCAAACCAGATCGGGGCAATCACACATGTGGGTGAAGCAATAAAGACAAAGGTTACAAGTCGCAAGCTTGAAGAAAAATTTGCCGCCGTGCATTCTGATGGAAACAGCTGGGTTGACACGGGAATAAACGGAAAATCAACTATAAAAATACAGCTTAAATTTAAGATGCAGAAAGCAACAGGAGCGATATTTGTCGGAATGATGTTAAGTGGAGATCAGGCACTTAGATTTTTTGGATATGGTAATAATTGGTATATGGACTACGGCGGTGATGGGCATAGAATTATAGGCGGTTTGATTGATACAACAAAAACGTATGAATTTGAGCTTGGAAATAATTACATTAAAGATATTGAATCTGGTAGTTATATAGCAAAGGGAAATGAGGTTGGAACATTTGAGTATGGGTTTGGAGATTCTCATATAAAGGTATTAACATCTGGTGAAATAGGAGACATTTACTATTGCAAAATTTATGATGGAGATACCCTTGTTCGTGATTTTGTACCAAAATATGATGCAGATAACAAACCGAAGCTTTATGACAATGTTTCTAATACTTATTTTGAAAACAAAGGAACAGAAGAATTTACAGCAGTAAAAGAGTTAATGTAGGAGGTAAACGAAAAATGATAATGCCAAATTTTATGCAAGTGTTCAATGCATATACATCGCAAATGCAGATGAAGATGATATACAAAGGCATAACAGGTGATATACAAAAGGTCACACGTGCATTAGGTTATAATAATGCAATGGAGGTTTTTGCACAGTGCTTGTGGAGATTAGCACCAACTGGTGATTTCACACTCGATAATTTTTATTACGGAAGCATGATTTTTGTCGGAAGTGGAACAACAGCCCCGACGAGTGATGATTACAAATTAGAATCTCCATGCGTTTATAGCGATTCTGGATTGCACGTCGTAAACATCGCACAAGCTTACAAAGAGGAGTACAAAACAAATCGAGTAGTTACGATAACTGTGAGAAACAATAGCATCGAAGATATAACTGTGTCAGAAATGGGATGGTTCATAGCAGCTTCGGTTGATAATAGCATAGACCAAACCGGGGAATATTACAGAATGATGCTTGCAAGAGAAGTATTCGAACCGGTAACAATCAAACCAGGGGAAATAAGAGCTTTTACGATGTCTATTGAAATGTGATATGAATAAGAGACAGAAAGAAGTAATTGAGGAACAACTGCATAACGAGGAAAAAACTATTGCCAGCCTGAAGAATACATATAAGCAGGCATTGAAAGACTGTGAGCAGAAGATCAGAGAGTTGTCTGCAAGAACTGACATGGAGAATTTGCAGAGCATCATATACCAGAAACAATATCAGGAGGCTTTGAAAGCACAACTTGAAGGTGCTCTAAGCAACTTGCAGTCAAATTCCTATGCAACGGTGTCTGATTATCTTACGAAGTGCTACAGGAATGGATATACAGGTGTCATGTATGACTTGCAGCAGACAGGTATTCCGATCATCATGCCGATAGATCAGGCGGCAGTTGTGAGAGCTATTCAGACGGACAGCAAGCTCAGTAAGTCGCTCTACGACAAGATGGGCGAGGATGTGACATACCTCGAAAAAGCGGTCAGAGCAGAGGTATCAAGAGGCATTGCAAATGGCTCAACGTGGAATGAAGTAGCTGGTAAGCTCTCAAGACATATGGCAAATACACCGTTCCAGAGGGCTTATAACAATTCTATCCGCATTGCGAGGACTGAAGGGCATCGTATACAGGTACAGTCAGCGCTGGACGCTCAGCACGTAGCAAAGAGCAAAGGAGCGGACATAGTGAAGCAGTGGGATGCCACCCTTGACGGAGCCACGAGAGAACATCATCAGATGCTTGATGGACAGATCAGGGAAGTGGATGAGCCTTTTGAGGTTGCAAACCTCAAGGTTGAGGCTCCTGGAATGTTTGGAGATCCGGCAGAGGACTGCAACTGTCGTTGTTGCTTATTGCAGAGAGCAAGGTGGGCGCTGGATGATGAAGAGCTTCAGGCTCTAAAGGACAGGGCAACATACTTTGATCTTGACAAGACAAAAGAGTTTGAGGAGTACCAGAGAAAGTATTTGGGAATAACCCAGGAAGATATTGATAATATAAAAAATAGTGTTAAAATAAAGAAAATTGAATTACCGTCAGAAACCGACAATATAAAGGGAATGTCAAATGAAACAAAGCAAGCCATTTGTGATGCATTTGATAAGATAAAAGAAGAATACAATGTACGTATAAACAATATTGATTTAGAAAGTTTAGGTAGTGGCAATGAAAAAGTGCCATTTCAGTATGTTCCAGAGAATGTTGGCGGTTTTTTGAAATACAAACTTGTGTTGAATAAAGATTATGATTTTAATGGGAGTCTAGAAGCATTTTCTGCTAGAATTATGAGAAACCATAATAATAATGTGTTGGCCGCTCAAAATGTTGAAGACTTAATCGCACATGAGATGGCGCATGTACTAACATTTCAAAATTGCGATACATATGGTTTATTTTTACAAATGGAAGAGAAAGTTAGGGAACAGTTTATTAGAGGTGTTTCATTATATGCGGATAGTACGTATGATGGAGCTGAAACAATAGCAGAAGCGTTTGTAAAATATAGACATGGTGAAGAATTGCCAACAAATATTATGAAATTACTAGAAAAATATGTATTAAAGAAGGTAAAGTAATGGTTATTTTTTCTCAGTGTTTGGATTGCAAAAATTTTATAGGAAAAAAAGATAATAATACATTCCATTGCAAAGCATATCCGGATGGAATCCCAGAAGATGTTTTTTGGAATAAAATAAATCACGAAAAAAATATTGATGGCGACAACGGATATAAATTTGAAAGTATTTACGATAGCACTCCGCAGTAGCAGGGTGCTTTTTTAATGCACAAAAATAGGAGGATAAGAGAATGAAGAAGTATGTAGGAACAAAACAGATTGAGGCAAAAACGATGACAAGAGGCGACTATAACAATTACAGAGGATGGCAGATTCCAACGGAAGAAAATCCAGCAGATGAAGGCTATCTCGTAAGATATTCAGATGGATATGAGAGCTGGTCGCCGGAGAAGCAGTTTAACGAAGCATACAGACCATGTGACAACATGACGTTTGGGATTGCTCTTGAAATGCTCAAGAAGGGCTTCAGAGTTGCAAGAAAGGGTTGGAATGGCAAAGGAATGTTTGTTGTATTCCAGAAGGGATATCCTGATGGCATACCATGTAACAAGCAGACCGCAGAAGCCTGGGGAATCAGCGAGGGTGACTTATTCAAGTGTAACCCATATCTGCAGATCAGATGTGTTGATGGTTCACATTCTATGTGGGTGCCGAGTATAAATGATTGCCTTGCTGAAGACTGGGTAATAGTTGAGTAAAAAATAATAGTTAATTTAGATCATGGTAAAAACATGGTCTTTTTTTATGCCCAAAATCGGCTCAAGGCAATAAAACTGTGACCGATAAAGAATAACTCCGGCAAGAGTGATAACTGCCATGTGTGGCTACGTTTAAAGCCAGAAAGGATGGAACAATGGAATTAAAGGAACTGTTAGGAGATGACCTGTATAAGCAGGTACAGGCGAAGATTGACGAGAAGAACAGCGCAGAGACGGATAAACTCAAGCATGTAAGATACACAGATCTGTCCGAGGGCAAGTACGTCAGCAAAGAGAAGTATGATTCCGAGCTTGAAAAACTCAATGGACTGATCACCGGCAAAGACACGGAGATCGGAAATGCAAATAAGCTCATTGAGGAGCTCAAGAAAGCTTCTAAGGGTGATGAGGGCATGCAGCAGAAGATATCAACTTACGAGACTGAGAATGCACGGCTTCAGAAGGAGCTTGAGGAGACTAAGGTCAATTCAGCTATCAAGGTGGCTCTGCTTGAGGCTCATGCGGTTGATACTGATTACATGACCTATAAGATCAAGACAGCCCTCAAGGAGAAGAATGAGGAGCTTAAGCTTGATGATGAAGGTCATATCAAAGGCTGGGACAGCATGCTCACAGACTTAAAGACACAGTTCCCAGCTCAATTCATAGCTTCATCCAGCTCAGATGATGGCAAGAGGCACATCATTGAGAATAGACTGCCAAGTGGGAATCAGGACAATACGAATGCAGAACCTAAGGACTTGGCAGAGGCATTGAGACAGAAATATGAAGGGGACAATACCCAGTAATAAGTAGAAAGGAATGGTGAAAACTATGGCAATGACATTAGAGGAAATCAAGAAGGGTATGAGTGATAAGGTATTCTCACAGATCGTGGATATCTTCCTCAGACAGTCAACAATACTTCAGATGCTCACATTTGATGACTGTGTATCAGCATCAGGTGGTGGCTCAACAATGAAGTACAAGTATCTCAGAAAGGTACTTCCAGCAACAGCAGAGTTCAGAAAGATAGGTGGCTCTTACACTGCATCAGCGGCTACTAAGCAGGAGTGCGAGGCTAATCTTGCAATCATGGGCGGAGCTGTTCAGATGGACAGAGTGCTCAACAGGGTAGCAGGTAACTTTGACAATATGGCATATCAGATAGAGGAGCATATCAAGGCAGTGGTAAACCTCTTCCACTATACACTGATCAATGGTGATGCAACTACAACAGCATCAACTGATCACCCTGAGTTCCAGGGACTTGATTCCATGCTTGCGGGAACAACGACAGAATACGGCACAGACAAGGCTATTGATCTGTCATCTATCACAGCGATCAAGTCTAATGCTGATGAGTTCTATGAGGCACTGAGCCTTCTTGTCAAGACCACAGATGCTGATGCGGTGCTCACTAACACAGAGATGATCACCAAGATTCAGACAGTGGCTCGTATCCTTGGATACAAGACAGAGAGTGAGGAAGCATTCGGAAAGCGTGTCACTACTATTGATGGTGTCAAGCTTGTTGATATGCAGGACTACTACACTGTAAGCAGTGGTGCTGCAACTGCTGGCCATGTTGTCAAGAAGGGACTTTCAAGAACCATCGCAAAGGAGAGCTCGGCAACAACAGGTCTTACAGACGTCTATGCAGTCAAGTTTGACGTAAACGATGGATTCCACGGAATCAGCCTGAATGGCGGTTCAGTGATTGATCAGTATCTTCCAAACTTCAACGAGCCTGGCACTGTCAAGGACGCTGAGGTTGAGATGATTGCAGCTACAGTCCTCAAGAATACACAGCATGCAGGTGTACTCAGAAATATCAAGATTGCATAAGGAAGGATGGGTGATTGAATATGGCAACAAAGGAAACGAAGACAGCAGATCAGGCAAATGAAGTTGTTGAGCCTGTAGTAGAGTCAAAGACAGAGAGTGAGCCTACAGGCTGGGTAGTATCTGTTAATAATAGCACTGCTTACTGTGGAATTGGCGCCGGTGGTGTCCAGTTCGCAAACGGAAAGGCAGAGATCACATCAAAGCGTATGGCAGATTGGTTCACGGAGCATGATGGGTATACTGTTATCCCTAAGAAGTAAGGCGGTGGTCATATGATCATGACTGTCGATGAACTTAAGAAGTACGTAGACACCAAGGAGAAAGCTCCGGTGCTTGAGGCTAAGCTTCAGGCACTTGAGCTCCTGATCCGAAAGTATACAAACAACAACTTCCAGGATCGGAACAGGCGGTTCGTGGCTCCTGTGGACGCTGTGACAGGCTTCCAGTATGCATCAGAGCTGTTCAAGGTTGGCGACACTATACAGGTGTCAGAGTCACTCTACAACGATGGCTTGTACACCATCAAAGCTGTGGATATGAACAATGTACATATAGAGGTGAATGAGAAGCTTGTAAGCGAACCGGTCGCCATGGTGACAAAGATAGTATATCCGACGGATATCAAGCTGGGAGTAGCCAACATGCTTTCATGGGATTTGAACAACCGGGATAAGGTCGGTGTACAGTCTGAGAGCATCAGTAGACATTCTGTGACCTATTTCAACATGGATGGCGACAATTCCCTCATGGGATATCCAAAGTCACTTCTTGGTTTCTTAAAACCGTACATGAAAGCGAGGTTTTGAGATGCAAGGAATAGGCGGAAATGCAGTTGCAGATATACAGGTTAAAAGCATAACCAGAAATGAGATAGGCGAACAGGAAGTCACATGGATATCTGAAGATACCTTGACCGGATGGCTTGACCTCTCAGGCGGTGACAGCAAGTACACAACATACAATGCCAAGGTGCAGGAATCCACGCATATGTTCATAGCTGATTATAAACAGCTCAGTGACATGATAAAGTCAGAGAATAGCCGTATGGTGATTAATGGCCAGGTATATGACATCATGCTGATAGATGACCCCATGGGCATGCATGAGCAGCTTGAGATTTACCTGAAGTATACAGGAGGGCAGTAATGGGAAATGTGGAGTTCACAGACAACAGAATAAAGGTTGAGGCGGCTCTGGATGATGCTGTTATTGCATTCTTGTACGAGGCAGCCGGAGAGGTAGAGGCACAGACTAAGAGAGCACAGGCGAGAGTAGACACAGGACAGACCAAAGGAGCATGGACTCATCATGTTGATGAAGATAAGGGCGAGGCTGTTATCGGTAATCCTCTTGAGAATGCTATCTGGGAAGAGTATGGAACAGGTGAATACGCACTGAAAGGTAATGGACGCAAAAAACCATGGGCTTATAAGGATGAGCGTGGCAACTGGCACACAACTCATGGTAAAAAGCCTCTCAGGCCTTTACAGAAAGCCTTTGACAAGACCAAGAGCAAGATCATCAAGCGACTTGGCTCTATCCTCAATCAGACGTTCAGTGAGTAAGGCGGTGGTGACGATTGACGACAGAAACATTATCATATATCAACAATGTACTCACAGATGAACTTGAGATACCATATGCATTCATGGAGTGGCAGGATGACCCACCGGAGGCATACTTTGTTGGTGAATACTCCGAGGGTGACACTCCTGAAGAGGATGGATGTCAGGAAATAACATTCATCATAGATGGATTCACAAGAGGCTCATGGTTCAGTCTGGAGAAGTACAAGCAGAAGATAGAACAGAATATTGAACGAACGGCAATCCTTGCAAGTGGTGCGGGGGTTGCCGTTTTTTATGGGAATGCGTCACCAGTGCCAACAGGGGATGCAGACCTCAAACGGATACAGATCAATTTGACGATTAAAGAATATAAGAATGGAAGGTGATTATAACATGGCAGATACATTAACTTTTGAAGAGTTCAAGTCATCCGGTATCACAGACAAGACACCGAAGAACATTGTGTTTGGTGCCGGAACGATTCACAAAGGGCTCAAGTATGACGCATCAAAAAAGACATGGAACTTTGCCGAATCTCTGATCGGTGCTACATCCGGCGGAACGAAGCTGTCTATTAAGCCGGAACTTAAGGATATTGAAGTAGATGGAGCAGTGGTTAAGGTTAAGGATTTGACGGTTAAAACTGGCGAGACAGCACAGATGGATACAAACATGGTGGAGCTGTCGCCTGAGACGATTAAGATGGCTATTATCGGGCAGAATGGCACATCAACAGCGGAAGGATACGATGTGATCGAATCCAAGGCAAGAATTGAAAAGGATGATTACATTGAGAACTTCGGTTATATCGGAAGATTTTTAGATGGTCGTCCTGTCATCGTAATCTTTGATAATGCGCTCTGTACATCAGGCCTTGAGATAGAGGGCAAGAACAAGGAGAATGGCACATTTGCACTGACAATGGAGTGCTATGCAGATCTGTCACCGGCAGCTGATACATTGCCATACCACATCTATCTGCCTACTGGTACGACAACGGAGCAGGTTCAGCAGTCTATAGATTCCAGTACAAAAGCAACAGACTAATTGACATAGAAAAGGAGAGATAATCATGGGAACAACCGAGATAAAAGAGAACAATGATATAGGAGCAGTAGAGAATGCTGAAGTAGTTGAAGATACTGAGGCAGTAGAGGATGTGCAGGAGGTCAAGCCATATACACTTAGAAATCCAAAGGCTACAGATATAGCTGCATTCCTGAAGCTGTTCAGCAAGCTTGGAGTGAAAGACTTCAAAGATTCATTCAGCGGCAATGGGTTCAAAGAGCTTATTGCCAAAGAACGTGAGAAGCTTGCTGGTGATGGCGAGGATGATGAGGACACATCGAAGTTCCTCGAGAATGTTGGTATTGGTCTTGCATTCGAGCTTGCAGATGCGATCCTGACAAAGCTGTCAGACTGTCAGCGTGAGATATTTGTCTGCTTATCACACCTGTCAGGAATGACTGTGGATGAGATAGCAGATCTTGATCTCTCTGTATTCACACAGATGTTATATGATGCAGTCACTCTTCCGGGCTTTACGGATTTTATCAAGGTTGTTTCAAGATTGTTCGAGAAGAAACAGTAGGCTATCTCAAGTTCATGGATCTCATATTTAAACGATATGCGGATCCGTACACTCTGCTTGATACGATGATAGACAATCAGAGCTTTGATGAGTTTGTATGCACGTTTGTGCGTCTTGACGATGATGATAAGCTTTGGGATATGTATATCCATAAGTGCTGGGAGAACATATCATTCAATGACTTCAAGGCAAGGCTGTATGGCACATCAGGTGGCAATTCGCAGCCTGTCGGATCAGGAGCATTTGAGAGCAGAGGCGAACTTGAAACAACCATAAGGGATTCTATGTCAATCATAGAGAATTTTAAACCATAGGGGCACACAGAACGTGTGTCTCTATTTTTTTATTATTGAGGAAAGGGGGTAGACCCTTTTGGAAGTATTTAAGATACTGGGACGAATCGCAGTATCAAATGAAGATGCGAATGAGAAAATTGAAGAGACTGGCGACAAGGCAGAGAAGACAAGCAAAAAGATGAGTTCTGTGTTTGGCAATATCGGCAAGTTTGCGCTCAAGGCAGCAAAGGTCGCCGTGGTTGCAACAACGGCTGTGGCTACTGGAATAGCTGGCATTACTGCTAAAGCTGTAAGCGAGTATGCGGACTACGAGCAGCTTGTTGGTGGTGTTGAGACACTGTTCAAGGACAGTTCAGATAAGGTAGTTGAGTATGCAAATAATGCGTATAAGACGGCGGGGCTGTCGGCAAACGAGTATATGGACACTGTAACGAGCTTTTCAGCGTCATTGCTCCAAGGCTTGGGTGGTGACACAGAAAAGGCGGCTGAAACTGCAAATCTTGCCATAACAGATATGTCAGATAATGCCAACAAGATGGGAACTGATATGGCATCTATACAGAATGCATATCAAGGTTTTGCAAAACAGAACTATACAATGCTCGATAACCTCAAATTAGGATACGGTGGTACTGCATCCGAGATGGCAAGGCTTATCAATGATTCGGGTGTACTCGGTGACTCCATGACTGTGACAGCAGATAACGTCAATAGTGTATCGTTTGATAAGATGATAGAGGCTATTCATGTTGTACAGACTGATATGGGGATAACAGGTACAACCGCAAAAGAAGCAGCCACTACAATACAGGGATCTATCGGCATGATGAAGTCTGCATGGACGAACCTGCTCACAGGAATGGCCGACCCATCACAGGACATGGGAGTGCTGATCAATAACCTTGTTGATTCTGTGATGGCTGTAGCTGATAACCTTGTACCACGAATAGCAGACACACTGCCAAGGATAGTTACAGGTATATCTAGTCTTGCACAGAAATTGGCACCATATATACCGCCACTTATAGAACAGATACTGCCATCACTTATACAGGGCGCAACATCGTTGCTGTCCGAATTGGTGAATAACCTTCCTGGCATACTTGAAACCTTGTTGCCGGGTATAGGTGGAGAACTGGGGCAGACACTTACATCTGCATTACAGTCTATATTCGGAACTTTGCAAGCTATTTTGCCTACTATATTATCTCTTGTTAATACACTGTTACCACCATTATTGCAGATAGTTCAGACTATTTTGCCGCCGCTTACGAATTTGATTAATATGCTTTTGCCGCCTATTGTGCAGATAGTGTCGCAGATTCTTCCTATTTTAATTTCGATTTTGCAGCCGGTACTGGAATTATTGCAGCCAATACTTGATTTGCTCAATCCAATTATAAATCTGGTCTTAATGATATTGGATCCATTGATGGAACTTATCAATATGATCCTGCCTCCGCTTGTTGAGGTGATAAGTCTGATATCAGAAGAGATACTCGGAGTACTGAAACCGATACTTGAATGGTTTTGCGAGATGCTTGAGATCACATTGGAAGCGGCGATTATTGCAATTATGGCAGTTATCAACAACTGTCGTGAATCGTTTTCAATGGCTTGGAAAGGCATTAAGAAAGTCTGGAATGCAGCACCTGCCTTTTTTAAAGGCATATGGAATGGTATAAAATCAGCATTTGCAGCAGTAGGAAAGTTTTTTAAAGGCATCTTTACAACAGCGTGGAATGGAATTAAGAGTGTTTGGTCGGCTGTTACTGGATTTTTCAGTGGAATCTGGAATGGAATAAAAGGTGCATATGCATCAGTAGGTACATGGTTTAGTGACATTTTCGGCAAGGCTTGGGCTGGTATCAAGAATGCATTTTCACCGATGGTTAAGTTCTTTTCAGATACATGGCAGAAGATTAAGAACATTTTTTCCAAGGTCGGAACAGCTATCGCAGATGGCATCAAGGGAGCTGTTACAGCAGCTATCAATGGCATATTAGGTACAGCGACAAAGATCATTAATGGTTTTATATCGGCAATCAATGCTTGTATATCCGTTATTAATGCGATTCCGGGAGTATCAATTAATAAGCTTGATAAATTGAATGCACCACAGCTTGCAGAAGGTGGTGTACTTAAGAAAGGCCAGGTCGGTATACTTGAAGGTAATGGAGCTGAGGCTGTTGTGCCGCTTGAGAAGAATACAGAATGGATCAGTAAGGTAGCAGATCAGATGGCAGCGGCAACAGGAAGAACAGTAGACAATGAATCAGAGTTATCAAAGGTTCTGTATTTGATTCTTGATGTAGTAAGACATATTGATGAAAATATGTATGAATACATGGTAAGAGCACTTACAGAAGGTACGAAGCTTAAGATTGATGGTAGAGAATTTGGAAGGATGGTAAGAACATATGCTTGAGAATATAAAATATGTAAATAGTCAGGGGAATGTTCTTGAGTTTGGAAAGAAATATATCTTTGCAAATGAAAATGACCTTCGAGACTATCAGTGGATCTATGATAGTGATCGGAAAAGTGTAGAGAATTTTCGGAAGAAAATTACAGAAAAGACACTTCCGATCGCTATTTGTTGCCCGACTCCGAGGATATGCAGGAATGTAAAGAATGATATGTTTGAACTGTTTGAGCAGGATATCATCAATGAAGTTCCCGGAAAACTGTATATTGGCGATTATTATCTTGAATGTTTCATCTATGCAAGTGATAAGTCAGAGTATTTGGTAGGCCCATATACAAAGTTATCTTTAAAGGTTGTAACAGTTGCAGATGCATGGGTGCAAGAAGATTTAAAGGAATATCGGTATAAAGATATACCAGTAGATGAAACTGGCAGAGGTTATCCATACGGATATGAATATGACTATACTGCATCTCCTGGATACGCAGCACAAGTTGCAAATGATAGCTTTAGTGAATCTGAATTTATCTTGACCATATATGGGTATGCCCAGAATCCAGCTATTTCTATTGGTGGACATACTTATATATTGAACTATACGATACAAGCAGGAGAAAGAGTTGAGATCGATTCAAAAAAACAGACAATTAAGTTGTTCAAATTAAACGGTGCAACAGTGAACCTGTTTCGCTATAGAAATAGGGGAAGTGATATCTTTCAAAAAATAAAATCTGGTAAACAGGTTGTATATTGGAATTCTACATTTAACTTTGATTTGCTTTTGAAAGCTGAAAGGAGTGAACCGATTTGGATGTGATCTATACAGACCGAAATTTGAATGATGAGGGATGTCTACATAAATATGAAATTGATCTTGATGTTGCCGATAAGAAGAATTTTGAGATTACAGTTGGTATTAAGAACAATGTCATGCATGGAGGTTATTGGTGGTATGTCAATGATACAGAGTATGGCGGAGTTGTAGATTCCGTAAAAGTGATAACGGAGAATAATGAGATCAGATATTCAGGCAGAAGTTTCAGGGGAGTACTTATGAGTAAGATCATAGAGCCTCCAAATGGTTCTGCATACAGGATAGTATCGGGGAATGTAGGAGATGTTCTTCAGAGCCTTTTCAGAATTTATGGACTTGAAAGCGTTTTTGTAGCAGATAAAAGTGGAATTTCGATTAATTCATATCAGTTTGCAAGATATACAGATCTTTATACAGGCTTATTGAAGCTTGGGGCATCAATTGGAATGAATCTGTACTTGTCAGTAAAAGACGGTATGGTGCATGTATCATATGTTCCGGTGATCGATTATTCTGACCGGATAGAATACAACCAGAACGATGTGAATTTCACACTTACCAAGACATATAAGGGAGTAAATCACCTTATATGTCTCGGACAGGGAGAACTTCAGGACAGAACTGTAGTGCATTTATATGCTGATTCAAATGGAAATATAAGTACATCTCAAAGCCTATATGGAGTGGAGGAATATGTGAGTACTTATGAGAACACATCTGCGAAATCTGTTGAGGACCTTGTCTCTGGTGGAACAGAGAGATTGAAAGAACTGATAGGATCTGATGCATTTGCAGTTACAAGTAGTGATACTGAGCGACATATAGGTGATGTTATAGGCGGATATGAAAGTGTGACAGATGCTTATGTGATAAGTAGTATTACAAACATAATAGTTAAGTTAAATGATGATACCGTTGATATATCATATAGTGTAGGAGATGCTACACGGAAAGGATAAGCAATGAAAATAATAACAGGAAAAACAGGAACGAACCATGTTAATTCAGATGATGATCGTGCATTACATATGGGAATATTTGGAACTGAGACATATGTGCTTTCAATCGGTGAATGTTTAAAAGCAACGATGATTGATGCAAATACTTGCCGAATAGCTGCAGGTGAGCTTGTGATGTATGGCTGCCATGCAAGAATTGAACCGGGCAACTATGATGATCTGCAGATCGATTCAGGAAGTCCGGGATATAATCGTAAAGATTTGGTCGTCGCAAGATATAGAAAAGATACCGGAATTGAAAATGTAACGCTTGAGGTTATAAAAGGAGTTGTATCAACCGGCGAAGCAGAAAGACCATCTTATACTAGCGGACATCTTTACTGGGGGGCAGATGTGTGTGACATGCCTCTTTATGAGATCAGTTTGAATGGCATAAATATAGAATCAGTTACACCTCTTTTTAACAAGTTGTATCAAAATCTGAGTAATATCTATACGAGAGAGGAGGTATACAATAAGGAAGAAGTATATAACAAAGGTGAAGTATATAATAGGGAAGAGACATATAAAAAAGGTGAGGTGTACAATAAGGCAGAGACATATAACAAGAATGATGCGAATAATGTCATATCAGAATGTGAGACTCGTTGTAATAATGCAGCTGTCGATTATGCTGATTCTGCTATAAAAAATTATAATACAGATGTTGTTGATAAGCATATAGAAAGTATTGATAAAATCATGGATGGAATTGCTGGAAAAGTTACATCACTTGCAGCACTTGACAAAAAGAATTTTAAAAAAATCAGAAGTGATTCAAACGCACAAAAATTGTTAGAATTGGATTTATCACTTGAAGAATTCAGTGCAACGGATTTGGACGGTGCTATTAAATTCTATAACCAATTTTTAATGAAATTACTTGGAGTTATAAAGTCATATGGTGAAATCGATTTAACTTCGTATGACAGTATCTAAAGGAGGTTTTATATGAAACAGTTTGTATGTACAGTAATCGGAGCGGTTGGCTCCGGAATAGCAGCATTGTTTGGAGGATGGGATACCGGACTGGTGTCTCTTTTGATTTTCATGGGGCTTGATTATGTATCAGGATTGGTGGTGGCAGGAGTATTCCACAAAAGCAATAAGACAGATACAGGCTCGCTTGAAAGCAAGGCGGGATGGAAAGGTCTGTGCCGAAAATGCATGACGCTTGTATTTGTTCTTGTGTCGTACAGGCTTGATTTGATTATCGGAACAAATTATATCAAAAATGCAGTAATCATAGCATTCCTGGCAAATGAATTAATCTCGTTAGTCGAGAATGCCGGATTGATGGGTGTGCCACTTCCGGCAGTGATTACAAAAGCTATTGATATATTGCAGAAAAAATCAGAAAGTGAGGAATAAAAACATGATGAAAGGTATTGATATTTCAAAGTGGCAGGGTACAGTTGACTTTGCAAAGGTTGCAGCAAGTGGGATTCAGTTTGCGATTCTTCGTGAAGGTTATCGTCAGGCAGTAGATGACAAGTTCTTTGAATATGCAAAGGGATGCCGTGCCAATAACATTCCCGTAAAAGGTGTATATCATTTCAGTTATGCACTTAATGCTGATCAGGCAAAGAACGAAGCGGCATTTTGTATTAAACAGGTTGAGAAAGCTGGACTTGGCAAAGATACAGTGATCTTCTATGATTTTGAATATGACACTGTAAAACAGGCGAAGAAAAAGGGTGTCAACCTTGGCAAGAGTGAATGTATTACTTTCACAAAGGTGTTTTGTGAGTATGTAACCAGTCATGGATACAAGGCGGGCATTTATTCTAATATCGACTACCACAAGAATATGTACACCGATGAACTGATTTCACAATACATTTACTGGTTGGCGGATTATACTGGTGATCCCGATTACCCTTGTGTGTTCCACCAGTACACAAGCAAGGGTTCAGTGAACGGTATTGCCGGAAATGTTGACCTTGATTATTTCTATGGTGATGTTACGCAGTCTAAATCCACAACTGCTACATCTGGCTATGAAACATATACAGTGAAAAAGGGTGATTCCCTTTGGAAGATTGCCGCAAGTTATCTCGGTGACGGTTCACGTTATAAAGAGATTATGACTCTGAATAGTTTAACAAGCACAACAATCCATCCGGGGCTTGTTCTGCAGATTCCATGTGCGAAAGCAAAGACAAACGAAGCAGCTAAGAAGACAAAGACATACAAGGTTAAACGTGGGGACACCTTATGGGGAATTGCAGAGAAGTATCTCGGATCAGGATCACGGTACAAAGAGATTATGACCTTATCAAAGATTACCAGCACGACAATCTATGCAGGACAGGTTCTGACATTGCCAGCAGCTTAG